CTGTACAGCTGCGCTGCAATCGCACCGATGTTGTAGAAGTTGAGACTGGCTGCTGTCAGTCCGATGCTGTTGAAATTACTGTCATACGTCCGGAAGCCACCGTAGAGGACGCGCGTCTCCTCGCAGTAGAGTACCTCCATCTCCAGGTAGTCAAGCAGCACCGGGAATTCGGTAGCCTCGTTCTGCATAAAGATCGTAAGCGCCTCGGCCGCCGACGCTCCGGCACGAAATCGATTGAGCTCCTGAAACCGCCAGGGAAGCACCGTCCGCTGGTTTCGCCAGCCGACGTTGGCGTCCCACGTTGCGTTAAGCTCGGTGAGCGAAAGTGTTGAGATCTTGGTAACTGGCCACGTGATCTCGGTAGCCTCAGGAAAGATCACTCCCTTGAACGCCAACTGGTTGTGAATTCGAAATGTCATTCGGTCAGAGTTGGCGATGTTGAAGGATCTCATGCTGTAGAGCAGCCGCACGTCGACGATCCGCTTACCGAGCAGCAGCGCCGCGGTTGCGTCGGTGTCAAAGCTTACCTGCAGCTGACTTAGGATGCCGGTATCGGCGTCAAAGATGATGACGTCTGGATCTTCAGGTGTGTAGAGTGCGGCCACACCGGAGGTAATGTCGATCGAACCCGGGTTGGTGACAGTGACAGCTGACGGACGAATCTTGAGGCTTTTCACCGGTCCGGTGAGAGTCTCATGTCCAGACGGATAGACCGAGATAAAGTCACACGCTTGCGCGACCGCGTTTGGCGGGTACTCATTGACGTAGAACGCACCCGAGACCGGGGTGGTAACCGCGTCAAGCGTAAAGACGTAGCCGCGCTCGGTGACGCCATCGGACTGGTAGTGCGCGTTGCGGATCGGCACCCACTCCTGTCCGAGGATGTATGGTGCGTGTGGGTTGTACTGTCCCATTGTCTAGACCGCCCTCAGCTGGACGCGGACACCGCGTGTAGTGAGCTGACTGACGATGCCGTCCCCGACGGCACGTCCCGCGCCGCGCGCCTGTTCCTCAGTCGGTAGCGCACCGGCGAAACTGACGCTGATCGATCCTGGACCGAAGTTAACCGTCATTCCAGATCCCGGTGCGTCACCGCCAAAGAACTTCTTGATGATGTCTTCCAGCGTCGAGATCGGCGAGACGACCTCGTCTTCCCCGCCCTCGCCGACGACCGCGAGCGTGCCACCTGCCCGGTGACCAACCACGGCGCCCTTCGCTAGGTGGGGAATGCGCGCGAGGCTTCCCGGCAACAGATCATCAATCGTCTTGATGCCAGAGTTGATCTTATCTATCGCGCGATTAAGGAAGCTCTTGACTGAGCTGACGATGTCTCCCGCGATGTCTCCGATGAACGATCCGACCGATCGGAAACCGTTCATGAATGATGTAATCAGGTTTTTACCGGCCTGGAGAAACACCGGTCCCAGCGCAACGATCCGGTCAGGCACCGAGAAGATGAACGCGACGATCTCGTCGAACTTCTGCACGATGAACGCCTGCGCGTCGTCGAGCGCCTTTTTGAAGATATCCAGCAGCGTCGGACCGGTGCCGGCAACCGCGTCGCCGATGCGCGACGGAAGCGACGCGAAGAAGTCTATGATCTTTCCGGGAAGCACCTGGATCGCGAAGAGCAGTAGACCAATCTGTGTACCAATGGTGGTGAATGCCACATCGATCGCACGTGCGATGGCTTGCCCGATAAGTCCCGGTATCGACTCGAGAAACGCGCCGAGCTGCCGCAGCTTGTCCGGAACAGTGCCGAAAAAGTCACCGATCTTCTCGATGAGATCAACGAATCCGGTACCGATCTGCCCGAGGCCGCGCAGAGACGCGTGAAACAGCTTGGTAAACAGGACCAGTGTAGTCAGCGTGGCGCCGAGCGACGCGCCGAGCGCCTTGACAAGCAGGACGAGATCCCGCAGCGCCTGCTGTCCGTCAGCCGTCTTAAAGAAGTCATCCAACCGGATCGTCAGGTCAGTCAGCGTCACGATAAAGTCATGACCTGATTCCTCGGTGCCGGCAAAGATCGTCCCGAGTAGCCCGCCGATCGCCTTGATCAGACCGAGAAGTTCCTTGACGGTCCGGATCGCGTCTTCGACGAACTCGTTGAACGCGCCGCTCTCGATCGACCTGTTGACGAACGCCGAGAACGCGTCCAACGCGCGTCCCAGCGCGTTAACTAGCCGGTCGACAAACGGCAAGCCAGCGGCAGTCGTCCGGGTGATCGTGTCAAGCAAACGGATGAACGGTCCGCTGAGCCGGTCGATGATGCCAGCCGTCGTCGTGAACAGCGCGTTGAGCGTCGCTACGGCGTTTGCCGATGAGGCAAACTTCGCGAACTCGGTGAAGAACTTTCCGAGTGACGCGGCTATCGTCTCGAAGCTCTTCGAGATCACAGGAAGTATACCCGCTAGCAGACTGAAGCTGCCGCGTACCTGCGAGAAGAACGCCTCCTGTACGCCCCGCTGAAACTGCTTAAGCACAGGCAGCAGCGCGGCGACCTCACGCGCGACCAGCCGCGCGGACGGTGACAGCTTCTTAAGCGCCTCATCGATCTTCTCGATGTCGCCCTCAGCGAGCGCCGAGACCGCCTCTCCGAAGTTCTGGAACGCTACAACCGCGGGCACGATCGCCGCGACGAGCACACCCAGTCCCGCTGGCAGGACGCCGACAAGCCCGATGAGTTGCGACAGCGCGGCCGCTAGCGCGATGATAGCAGGTATGAGCGCCAGAATCAGAGCGAGCAGCGGACTCGATGTGATGAATCCGCCGATACCCGAGCCGATCTGTCCGATCGCTCGTCCCGTCTCGGTGACGATGTCTGTCAGCTTGGCAAATCCCCGTCGCAGCGGGTGAAGTACGCGACGCTCTACGTCCTCTCCGACGTCATCAATGTTGTTTCCGATGTTTTTGATGCTGCGCCGGATTGACCGGTCAGCGTCGCTAAAGTCGGTCTCCATCCGGTGCGTGAGGTGATTTGTGCTATCAATGATCTCTTCGAAGACGGCGTCGGTGCTCTTCTCGAGGTCGACGAACCGCTTGTCGATCTTCTCAAACAGCTCGTCAAACTTGTCATCGATGCTCTTGAGGTCGTCCCCGATGTTCTTATCGATCTTGTTAAAGCTCTTGTCGATGTCTTTCTCGAGCCGGTCCAGTGACTTGTCACGGACAACGATGTCAACGTACGCGACGTCGATGGGATTAGTCACCGTGGCCTCCGCAGCTCAAGACCCAGCCGGTTGACGTCGCTCAGTGTCGTCTCACGCACGTTGAACCACGCCGGCACGGGGATACCGGTCTCCGCGACGAGCTGGTCCGCCTGCGTCGTCTCGCCGGCCGCGGTCAGCCGGCCGAGAAGCTGTGCGTGCAGCTGGTCAACGCCGCGCCGTTGCTCCTGTGACATCCCGCCCTCCGCGATGGTCATCAGAACGATCCAGTGGTGCACCAGATCGAGAAACCTGACGGGATCTAGCTCGAGGGGGTCAACAGATCGAGCTGCACACCAGCCAGAGAACTCGTGCCACCGTCGCCGTTCGGTGATGTATCCGATGAGTCCGGCGACGGCTCCGTAGGGCGCTTCGTGTACACCTCGACGATCCACGAGACGATCTCAAGCAGCTGCTGCGTGTCGATCGGCTGCCGCGTGTCAGCCAGTCGTGACATAAACCGCTCAAACGACTCAGTGACCATGAAGACCTTGAAGATACCCGTGAGTACCTCGATGACTTTATTCGCGTCACCGTCTTTAATCGCCTGCGTCAGGTCGCTGCCCCGCCAAAGCTTCATGACATCTTGCAGGGCAAAGATCGACAGTCCCGGCACACACTCGAAGATGTCGTCATCGACCTGAAACTTAACCGGGACGCGCTTCTTGGTGAAGTCCTTGAACATAATCTCTTCAGACACCGTAATTCTCCGTTCGTCAGATCTGGACCCTACAACGCCCAGAAGCGACTCAGGTGCAGAGCTACCCGGCGGTCCGAAACGCCGGTAGCGCGTCGGTCAGAAACGGGTTCGGTTTCATGCCGCGGGTATACCGGGCGAAGACTAAACCGGCGTACTTTCCCTTCTTCGCACCGTAGATCTTCGAGCGAAAGACGAGCACCTTGCTAAATCTCGGCCGGATGAGAGTATGTTTCGGTCCGTAGAGACCGGTGCCGTTGTGAACGTAGATCGCGTAGGACACCCCCGTACCGACGCGGACGGCCAGTCCCTGCGGACGCATCAGCAGGTTGGTATTGATGCTGGCGCGTAGGTGTCCCGTGTTAATCCGGCGCGGACTCGTTCCGGTGCCGGTTAGGTTGCGCTTGGCGCGTGACTCGACGCGCTTGCCGCGCTTGATGAGATCCTTCGCGACGGCGCCGGCGGGACTCTTGAGCATGTACTGCAGCTGTGCTTCATTGAAGACGTGGTGAACTGAGGACACGGTACCACCACCTAGATCAGCTCAAACTTGTACGTCAGCTCGATGCCGGCGCAGTTTCCCTCAGGACCAACACGCGAGACGCGCCCAACGCTGAACTTAGCGATCTGGTAGCTGTCCTGCAGCGTCGTGAGACAGCACTCGACGGCACGTCGCAGCACAAAGGCGTCAGTCTGCATGATGAACGCCGCGACCTGCAGCTTGTCGCACGACGGTGGTCGCGGCGTCATCGAGTTTCCCTCCATACCGGGAACACAGCGTATGATCGACGCCAACACCGTGTA